GAGATTTGCACGTTATGCAGGTAGCCGAATCAAAATAGATGGTGGGGAAATGCGTCTGCTAAACGACGATGAAGTGTTAGCAACAATTGATAGTCCAGAGGACATCTTGCATGAGTTTTAACATAGGAGGATAACTATGCCAGAAGAAGAAAAAAAGACAGTACCCATCGATACATCAGGACCTGATGCTACGGTAGATATTGAAGAAGAAAAAGATGAGTCGGTTGTAGAAACCGAAACACCTAAACAAGAAACAGAAAACACGGACCAAGGAACAGATAAAACATTTGAAAATGAAAGAGAAACCAAGTTAGAAGAAAAAAAGAATGACGATAAACTAGAAGAATACAGCAAAGGTGTACAAGCGAGAATAGGTAAACTAACTCGTAAACTTAGAGAGGCTGAGAGAAGAGAACAAGCCGCTCTTGATTATGCTAAAGGTGTAGAAAAATCTAGAGTTGAATTAGAATCTAAATTTCAAAAAACAGATTCTGATTATATTAAAAAATTTGAGTCTACTATTTCATCAGGTTTAGAAGCTGCACAAAAAGAATTAGCTGCTGCCATAGAGTCAGGTGATGCTAAAGCTCAAGTTGAAGCTAATAAAAGAATTGCAACTCTCGCATTTGAGAATGCAAAACTAGAGGAAGCTAAACAAGGTAGAGAAGTAAAAACGCAGGCTCAACAACCTGTAACTAATCTTTCTCAAGGCAATAATGTTGTTACACCTCAAACTGATGATCCGATTAATATGGATCCAAAAGCTGAGGCATGGGCATCAAAAAACTCATGGTTTGGAACAGATAGAGCAATGACATACACTGCTTTTGAGATACATAAGGATCTTACTGAGAAAGAAGGGTTTGATCCTAGCTCTGACGAGTATTATGCTGAAGTTGATAAAAGAATACGAGTTGACTTCCCTCATAAATTTGATAAAAATGAGGATAAGCAAACGACCACTCCCGTTCAGACGGTTGCTTCGGCGACAAGAAGTGTAAAACCGGGTCGCAAAACTGTGAAACTCACTTCATCACAGGTAGCAATAGCTAAAAAATTAGGAGTGCCACTCGAAGAGTACGCAAAACAACTTAAAAACACGGAAGGAGCGTAACATGGAAAAAGAAAAAAACACTTCTCGTGCGAACCAAACACGGTCTAAATCTGAAAGACCAAAAGTGTGGGTTCCACCATCTTCTCTAGATGCACCCCCTGCACCTGATGGATTCAGGTATAGATGGATAAGAGCAGAAAGCGTTGGCTTTCAAGACACTAAAAACATAACTGGAAGAATTAGAGAAGGTTATGAATTAGTTCGTGCTGAAGAAGTCGAAAATGCATCTGATTATCCTGTACTTGATGAAGGTAAATACAAGGGAGTGATTGGGGTCGGTGGCCTTTTACTTGCAAAGGTACCAGAAGAGATTGCGAAGCAGAGACAAGAGTATATGACTAACCGTCATAAACAAAAAAACGAAGCCGTTGAAAACGATCTTATGAAGGAGCAAGACCAGAGGATGCCTATCAATGTTGAAAGGCAGTCTCGTGTAACCTTCGGTGGTACAAAGAAATAATTTTTTAACTATTTCTTAACTATCGAATTAATATAAACAACTATTGGAATAGGAGAAAACACAATGGCTAATAGAAACACACAAGGTTTCGGTTTAATTCCTGCAGGCAGAATGGGTGGAACACCATCTATTCAAGGTCAAGGCAAGTATTTTATCGATGCCGGTCATAGCACGACTATTTACAATGGCGAAGCAGTCAAAATCTCTAGTGGTTATGTAGTAGGCGGACAAGGCTCTGCTGCAGATATCGTAGGTGTTTTGAATGGAATTTTCTACAATGACGCTTCAACTTTGAAGCCGACTTTTGCAAATTTCTACAAAGCAACTATCACACCAGCTAACAGTGAAGACACAGTAGCTTTTGTAATGGACGACCCATTCCAGCAATACGTAGTTAGTTCAGACGATGCAAGAACTCAAGCACAGTTCCTAGCGACATACGACATGAATACATCAGCAGGTAGCGATACTACTGGTAAATCTTCAGCGACGTTAGACACTAGTGTAACTGATGCAAACGGTAAGCAGTTCAGACTGATTAGATCAGCAGAAGATCCTGAAAATGAGGATATTACTGCAGCGTTCTTTTCAGGAATTGTTGTATCAAACCTTAACTCGTATAATGGTCACAACTAATAGGAGCATATAGACATGGCAATATCACGATCACAGCTAGTCAAAGAACTAGAACCTGGCCTAAATGCACTATTTGGGCTGGAATACAAAAGGTATGAAAATCAGCATGCTGAGATTTATACAAATGAAAACAGTGACAGAGCTTTCGAAGAGGAAGTAATGTTATCTGGTTTCGCAAACGCACAAGTGAAAGGTGAAGGTGCAGGCGTATCTTTTGATGAAGCACAAGAAACTTTCACAGCTCGTTACACTCACGAGACCGTAGCTTTAGCATTTGCTATCACAGAAGAAGCTATCGAAGATAATCTCTACGATAGACTTGCTGCTAGATATACAAAAGCTTTAGCAAGATCTATGAGCAATGCAAAACAAGTAAAATCAGTTGAGCCTTTAATCAACGGTTTACCATCAACAGCCACTTTTAAAGGTGGTGATGGTGTTGCTTTATTTAGCACAGCTCACCCTACAGTAGCAGGTACTTTTAAAAATACCTTAACTACTCAGGCAGATCTTAATGAAACATCATTAGAGCAAGCAATGATTGACATTGCAGCTATTACTGATGAAAGAGGTCTTAGAGTTGCAGCTAGAGGAGTTAAAATGATTGTCCCATCGGAGAATCAATTTACTGCTGAGAGATTAATGAAATCTCAAGGTAGAACTGGAACAGCTGATAACGATATTAATGCAATCGTATCTATGGGTATGATTCCTCAAGGTTATAGAGTGAATAATTACCTAACAGATTCAGATTCGTTTTATATCTTAACAGACGTACCAAACGGTATGAAAATGTTCACAAGAGCTCCGTTGACAACTGCAATGGAAGGTGATTTCGACACTGGCAACGTAAGATACAAAGCTAGAGAAAGATACTCATTTGGTGTATCTGACCCTAGAGGTATCTTCGGTGTAGAAGGTGCGTAACACTTAATTTTATGGGGCGGTCACAAAACTGCCCCATTTAATTTTTAGAAAGGAAAAATGCACCCTAAAAAATTTAGAGTTAAAATTTATGCTTATCAATACCACTCTGATTTTCATATAGAGTGTTTAGAAACCCCAATAGATATAGAAAATGCCATCATTGACAGATTAGGAAAATCTGATATAAAATGGGAGTATCTTGGAGAAATGCATGATCCAAGAGTAAATAGAATAACCTATGAGGAGGTTATTAATGGAGGCGATAATGCAACAACTAGAAAACCTATACTCTCAGAAGAGAGTGTTGGATCTAAAGTGGGAGCAGGAGCATCTGAAAGAGGGTAGATATACCCTAAACATGGTTAAGATTGACAAAAAAGTTAAGGAAGTTCTTAGCCGTATAAGATCAGCTGAAGAAGAAAAAGCTCATCTTCAGAATAAGATTGATGATGCAGCCCCTCAAGTTTCTGTAGCTACTTAATAAAAAAAGCTACATCGTTGGAAAAAACACATCCACATCGTAGGCTCTCTTGCGCTTTATAAAAATCTAATATATAATTTATTTAAATAAATTGGTTATCGTAGATAACTGGCGTTAAGGAGGCGCTGATATTATGACAACACACTTTACTTCAGGAGTCACAAACGTAGCTACTGGTGGAACTGGTGAAAAATTAAAATTACCTGATCCTATTAAGTACCACGTTTACCATGAGGACTTCGACAAATACACAGCTAGTGACTGGGTTATCACTACAACTGAAGCTGGTGGCGGAGACGCAACTGAAGCTTTAGGAGATGGTGACGGCGGTTTATTAGTTGTAACAAACGATGCGGCAGACAATGACTCTGATGAGTTTCAATGGGCTGGCGGTTCAGGCGGCGTAATTGAATCTTTCAAATACGAAGCTGCAAAAGGTCTATACTTTAAAACTAGATTTAAAGTAAGTGACGCAACTCAATCTGACTTTGCAGTTGGTTTAATCATCACTGACACAGCGTTTATTGATGGTACAACTGACGGTATCTTTTTCAGAAAAGCTGATGGTTCTACTTCTATGGAATTAGTAATAGAAAAAGACAGCACAGAAACAACTGTTTCTTGCGGAACTGCAGCTGATGATACTTTTATGACTTTAGGATTTTACTATGATCCAAAAGATAGAAAGTTTCATGTATACAAAGATAATGTTAAAGTTGGAACCGGTGTGAATACAAACGCTCCAGACAATGAAGATTTGGCTGTTTCATTTGGAATTCAAAACGGTGAAGCTGCTGCGAAAGTAATGACTATGGATTACATTTCAGCAGGAAAAGAGAGAACAGCTAACACTGAACTCTAATAAATAAATTAACTCGGAGCGCTTGGTGATGCAGGCGCTCTTGAAAAGGAGGACAACACATGGCAGACACAGTATTAAATACAACTGTATTTGATGGAGCAAAAAAACTTATCACTCACTACAATGTAGTTTCTGATTCAACAGGAAACACAACTAAAATAGTTGATGTTTCTACATTAAATTCAAACAACGGTAAAACTTGCAAAACTGTAAGACTAAACAAAGTTAGTTTTAATGTTTCAGTAACCGCTCCAGTAGATGCTTTACGTATGGACTGGGATAATTCAGGGACAAACGTAGTATTTTTAACAATGAACGGTGAAATGGAATATGACTATTCTAGTTTTGGTGGTTTAAAAAATACCGAAGCTACAAACTTTACAGGTGATGTAAACATAACATTACCAGCTTGCTCTAACGGAGATTCAGCTACAGTTGTTTGTGAATGGATTAAAGTTTACGAATCGTAGGAGTTTAAATGGCTAATACTACTTCGGGAACAGCAACGTTCGATAAAACTTTTGCTATTGATGAAATAGTAGAAGAAGCTTTTGAAAGAATAGGTCAGCAAAATGTTGCTGGTTACCAATTAAAAAACGCTAGAAGAACACTAAATATATTGTTTCAAGAATGGGGCAATAGA